ATATGTTGGTATTGGAACTCTATTTGCAATCTCTGGATCTTCAATTGCCTTTGGTGCAAATCCACCAGAAAATATTCTTCTTGGAACCATTTCTGGAACCAAGGTTGAGAAGAGAACTAAGAAATACATTGGTATCGGAACTGCAAGAGTTTCTGGTTCTGCTCGTCTTAAGAATACTTATCAATATAATGGATCTGGAACTATTAATGTTTCTGGATCTGCTAAGACCAGATATCCACACAGATATGTTGGTATTGGAAATATCACTATTTCTGGTCGTTCTTCATATAAACTGGAAGCAAATCCACCAGAAAATATTCTTCTTGGAACCATTTCTGGAACCAAGGTTGAGAAGAGAACTAAGAAATACATTGGTATCGGAACTGCAAGAGTTTCTGGTTCTGTTCGTATTATTGCTCCACGTAAATATACAGCATCTGGAACCATTAATGTTTCTGGTTCTGCATCATATAAGTTTGATCCTAACCCACCAGAGAACTCAGTACAGATCACGATCTCTGGTACTAAGATTGAAAAGAGAACTAAGAGATATGTTGGTATTGGAAATATCACTATTTCTGGTCGCTCTGTATATAAACTTGAAGCAAATCCGCCAGAGAATATTGCTCTCGGAACTATTTCTGGATCTGCAAATACCAGACACTTTAATGTCTTTACTTATAGAGGATCAGGATCTGTTTCAATCACTGGAACTGTTTCTAACATTAAGATTAGACATGCTATTGTTGGTGTTGGAAGACTATCTGCTATTGCAGGATCTGCAAATGTCTTTGGGGCAAATCCACCAGAGAATATTGTACTTCTTAACATCCTCGGAAAAGCAAAAGAAAGTTATACAAGATCAACATATATTGCATCTGGAATCACAACTATCTTTGGTGCAGATATTGATAGTACAAATCCATATATTCCACCATTTATTCCAGGCGGAACATTCGTTCAAATAATATAAATATTCTTATAGGTAAATTTGAAAATTATAAATGGCTCAAGCATTCCAGTTTAGGAGAGGTAGTACAGCAGAATCTTTGGTCTTCACTGGATTTGTTGGAGAAATTATTGTAGATACTGATAAAAAGATCGCAATAGTTCATGATGGAAGCAAAGTTGGTGGATATGAATTAGTAGGTACTGCAGTAACTCAAACATTATCAAATAAAACTTTCTCTGGAATTACGACTTTTGTAAATGTTTATAATTCTGGAAATTTGTATATTTCTGGCGTAAGTACCTTAGGATATACTACAACTACAAATCTTAATTCTCAGACATTAAGTGTTTCTGGCGTAAGTACCTTAGGATATACTGCAACAACAAATCTTAATGCTCAGACATTAAGTGTTTCTGGTATAAGTACTTTAGGATATACCACAACAACTAACCTTAATTCCCAAACACTCAATGTTCTAGGTGTAAGTACTTTAGGAAATATTATAGTTTCCAATGTAAATTCATCTGGTGTAAGTACCTTAGGATATACCACAACTACAAATCTTAATGCTCAGTCTATAAATGTTTCTGGTGCAAGTACTTTAGGATATACCACAACTACAAATCTTAATACTCAGTCTCTAAATGTTTCTGGTGTAAGTACTTTAGGAAATAGTACTTTAGGAAACATTATAGTTTCCAATGTAAATTCATCTGGTATAAGTACCTTAGGATATACCACAACAACAAATCTTAATACTCAGTCTCTAAATGTTTCTGGTGTAAGTACTGTATCTTATATTACAGCAACTAATCTTGATACACAAAATATTAATATTTCTGGAATAACTACAATAGGAAACATCATAGTTTCCAATATAAATTCATCTGGTATAAGTACATTAGGATATACCACAACAACTAATCTTAATACACAATCTTTAAATGTTTCTGGATTAAGTACTTTAGGAAATGTTATAGTTTCCAATGTAAATTCATCTGGTGTAAGTACCTTAGGATATACCACAACTACAAATCTTAATGCTCAGTCTATAAATGTTTCTGGTGTAAGTACTTTAGGATATACCACAACTACAAATCTTAATGCCCAAACATTTAATGTTTCCGGAGTCTCTACATTTACTAACGGACCAGTATTAATTGGTTCTGGAACATCAACAGGAACTGCACTACAAAGACTTCAAGTAACTGGTGGTGCTTATATTTCTGGTAGAGTTGGCATTGCTACTGCTAATCCAATATCAGTATTTCAAGTTGGGAGCGGAACAACTACATTTGTTATTACTGGTATTGGTTCTGTTGGTATAGGACTTACAAATCCAGGAAAATATAGATTAAATGTAAATGGTGATGCTTTAATTAATAGTATTACTGTTGGTAATGTTTCTGGAAATAATAATGTTGCATTGGGATATCAGGCTATTAATTCAAATACTAATGGATATGAGAATGTAGCAATTGGAGATCAACCATTATATTTGAATACTGGTGGATATGAGAATGTAGCAATTGGATATCGAGCACTATATTCAAATAATACTGGATATGATAATGTTGCGATAGGATATAGCGCACTTCATGATGCTGATTCTAATAATAATAATGCTGTAGGATATTTATCCCTATCAGTTGATACTACAGGATATGGTAATAATGCTTTTGGTGCGCTTACTTTATCTTCAAATATTAATGGTAATTTAAATTCAGCGTTTGGTGATGACGCCCTACAAAATAATGTTAATGCAAATGAAAATTCTGCATTTGGATCTAATGCATTATATTCAAACGTATCGGGAATTAATAATTCTGCTTTTGGATCCAAAGCTTTGCAATATTCTACGGGAAATAATAATATTGCAGTTGGATATAATGCTGCTGCAAATCTTACTGCTGGATCTGGAAATGTTATAATTGGTTCTAATATTGATCCTGTAAATACTACAGGAAGCAGGCAACTTAGAATTTCTGGTAATGATGGAACTACAACAACTTCTTGGATTGTTGGTACAAGTGATGGATCGGTTGGTATTAATACCGATGTTCCTACAGCAGGTCTTTATGTAAATGGTTCAATTGGAAGAAATGCTCCGGTTACAGTTACTGCAGCAACTGCTACTGTAGCGGATAATTGGAGTTGGATTATTTGTAGTCGTGCTGGAACAATTACACTTACCCTTCCTTCAGCATCAACTTGGGTTGGAAGAGAGTTGATGATTAAAACTGTTTCAACAAATGCTGTAAACTCTGCATCATCTAATGTAAGTAGTTTAACCGGAACTACAGGAACTGCAATTCTAGCTTCAGGAACTGCAGGAAAATGGGCAACTCTTGTATCAAATGGTTCTCTTTGGATTATAATGGCTGGAAATTGAATTTATATTCTAAAGTTATTTTTTGAGTTTATAAATAGATTTAAGAAAAATAATAGCTCACTATAATGACTAAAGGCGTTCAGTTTAGAAGGGGAACATCCGGACAAGCGGCAGTTTTCTTGGGAGCCCAGGGAGAAATTATTGTAGATACTGATAAAAAGATCGCAGTAGTTCATGACGGAAATAAAGTTTCTGGTTATGAACTTGTAGGTGTTGCTGTAACTCAAACATTATCAAATAAAATATTCTCCGGAATTACAACTTTTAATGATGTTAGTGTGAGTGGAGGTGTAAATGTATCTGGAGTAAGTACATTTACTTCTGTTCAATCATCTTCTATAAGTGTAACTGGTATGAGCACTCTTGCTCATACTCAAGTTAATAATCTTAATATCTCTGGTATTGTAACGGCTACAAATACTACTATAAACGGGACATTATTTGCTTCTGGTATTTCTACCTTAGGAAATACTCAAGTACCAAATCTATACGTATCTGGAATATCAACCTTTGCTCAAGGTATAAATGTTACTGGTGTTGTAACAACTACTGGTGGTGGGTTTGTTGGGGCTGGAACATATCTTACCGACTTAAATGCTTCTAGTTTATCAACAGGAATAGTTCCTAGTGCTAGGATAACTGCTGCTGCTGGAGATTTTAATGTTGGAAATAACCTTTATGTTTCAGGTTCTTTAAGTATTGGTGGTACAACAGCAATATTAAATGCAGCACAATTACAAGTAAAAGATAAAGATATTGTAGTTGGTTATACTACAGACGCTTTAAATAATGATGTTTCTACAGACGATACTGCAAATCACGGTGGTATTTCAGTTGCAAGTACAGTAGGAACTCCAATACTTACTCTTCCACTTCAAATTGGAATTAATAGCAATCCATCCACATATAAGCAATGGATGTGGATTAAACAAAATAATTACTCTGGAATGGGCACTGATGCATGGGTATCTAATTATGGAGTTTCGATTGGTAATACTGCATCAGTTTTAAATGGAAGTTACTTAACTGTTGGTGCTGGATTTACATTCGGTAACGGATTCTTTAATTGTAATGATGAAAGAGTTAATAATAATTTTAGCGCACTTGGAATCTCTACTTTCGGATCTAATGGTTTTGTTACTTTAGCTGGAAGTAACAATATTTCTGGTGTTGCTACTTTTACCGGTAATACATTCTTTAAAACTGGTTTTAGTACTTTTGTAGATAGCACAACAGTTTTTGTAGATGATGGTGATAATACAAGAAAGATGCAGTTCCAGTTATCTGGTATTACTGCTGGAAACACAAGAACCATAACTGTTCCTGATCAAAATACCACATTACCTATAGCATCTCAACAGTTAACTTTCAATGGTCCTACTGTTGCAAGAACTTATACATTACCTGATGCTAATGTTACTATTGTAAGTACTAGTGATAGTGGAACAGTTACAAATGGTATGCTTGCTGGATCAATTGCTGCAGGTAAATTGACTTTAAACAGTGCTAACATTATTGTTGGTAATGCATCAAACGTTGGTGCTGCTGTAGCAATGTCTGGTGATATTACCATTGATAATACTGGAGCAACTACTATTGGTGCTACTAAAGTTACAAATGGTATGCTTGCTGGTAGTATTGCATTAACTAAACTATTATCTGATACTACTACTGCTTTAGGTGTAGGTAGTATTGAACTTGGTAACGCATCTGATACTACTCTTGCTAGAAGTGCTGCGGGTGCAGTAACTATTGAAGGTGTTACTATTGCAACATCTAGTAATACTTTAACTTTAACTAATAAAACTCTTCAACCTGCTGCAGGTACTGCAACTGCGGGTACAGCACCACTTAAATTTACTTCTGGTACTAACTTAGGAACTCCCGAAGCAGGTGCAGTTGAATATGATGGTTCTTTCTTATATCAGACTCCAAACACTACTTCTGGTAGAGCATATATTCCACCTTACTATACCTTTAGAAGAACATCTAATGGTGCTGCAATTGGTGCCGCAATTGCAGATTTCTTTACAACACCAAGTTCATTAAGTTTAGAAGCATCTTCTGCTTATAAAATTAGTTGCTTTGCATATTATTTAAAAACCACAGCAGGTACTGCAACCTGGACACATACATTCTCTAGTGCTCCTACTGTATTTGAAGCAATTCTTGCATATTCTCCAGTTACTGGTATTGCAAACGGAACACAGACTTTTGTAATTTCAAACTCTGCCGGCCAAGCCACTGCATCAATGGCTCATGCTGCAACAGCATCATTAACAACTGGTGTTAACCATTTTGCACAATTTGAAATATTTGTAGTCACTAATGCTGCTGCTAACTGGAGACTTCAGTTGACTCAAAGTGCTGGTACTGCAACGCCACTTGCCGGTAGTTTTTATACAGTAGAAAAAATAGGCACCTCAACAGGTACATTTGTTGCATAATTATCCATAAATATTTAAAAAATTATAAAAACCTCATAGGAACCCAAAAATGTCCAAACAACTTCAGTTAAGAAGAGGTACAACGACTGATCATGCTACTTTTACTGGTGCAATCGGTGAAGTTACATATGATACGGACAAAAGAACATTGATTACTCATGATGGAGTAACTCAAGCAGGTAATGAAATTGCATCAAAAAATAATGCAATTGCTTTTTCAATTGTCCTTGGATCATAAATACTATTAATTAAAAGTAAGTAAGAAAGAGAAGTATTTCCAATGGCAAAAAAATTAAATTTTAGTTATACTTTTGTCCCATCAGCAAATCAAGTTGTTGTTAGTGGAATTAATATTTCATTGAATGAGTTACTTCTCATTACAAACGTTACAAAAGGAAAGATAATTTATAATTTTAGTGATACTACTGCGATTGCAAATTCTATTAGTTATGATTCCGTAAGTAATGCAACTACTATTACTTTAAAATATGATTGCTCATTAATGAGCTCTAGTGATATACTTCAAATTTTTACGGAAACTTCAGCTACTCAAATTGAACCAGTTGCATCTCTCTATGATCCAGTTAACAAATTTAGAACTTCTACTCCACAGGCTCTGATTGATACTGACTTTGAATATGGTACACAAGTTTCTAAATGGGAAAATGTAGCATTAGTAGATAATCGCCCATTTGCATATTCACAATCAGTTCCCTTGAGTGGAATTGGAACAGTAACAATGTCTGCAAATAGTAAAAAAGTTAGCGTTGCATCAACATTACCGTTGCCTGGTATTGGTTCCGCAATTACTGTTCAAGATACTTTTTTACAATTTGCAAATGGAAACTTCATCATTGAAGATGCTAATGTTGCCGCAGGGGTTGTAACATATAGTGCAAAAGCGATTAATACTACAGGAATTACTAATATTTTTGATCCAAATAAAACGGGTATTTACAGTGGTACTACGTTTACTGGTGCAGCAATTGGAGGACCTCCTAAGTTTACTGGAAGAAGTGATACTACTGGATTTGCTGTAACAGTAACAACGACTGTTCCTCATGGACTTTCTCTTGGAAATTCAATTGCTGTTGTTGGAGTTAACTCTCGTACCGATCAAAATTTAAATGGATCTTATGTGATTCATAGAGTATTAGATCAGAATAGATTTACATTCTATTCTCCATTCCCAGTTCCTGTAGCATACACCGCCGGAACGGGTAATCCTGGAGCTGCATACACAGCATCTTCTTCACTATTTGTAAGATCTAATGCATATTTCTTACATAGACCTTATGATGGAGGTGTTCTTTTTGGTAGTGGAGCATCTTCTAACTATGAACAGGCAATTCGTCAAACCAGAAGATATTTCCGATATCAATCAGGTAAGGGTATTCAGATGAGTTCTGGTACTCTCATGAAACCAAACTTCCAAGTGGATAAACTAGCATATGATAGTGGTAGTGGATTGGTTACTGTTCAAACTAAAGAACCTCATGGCGTTTTATATGTAGTTCCAGGATCTCAAATTACAGTTGTTGGTGCAAACGAATCTGCATATAATGGAACTTTTAGTATTTTTTCTGTAACTGGATATAATACTTTCACTTATCAACCACTTACAACTCCATCTTCAACTACAGCATCTGGAACTTATACTGTTGCAGTTACAAAATGGTATGGTTGTGTAAATCGTCTTGGTATTTTTGATGGACAAAATGGGTTATTCTTTGAATTTGATGGGCAAACTTTATATGCAGTTCGTCGCAATTCAACATATCAAATTGGTGGTAAAGTAAGTGTAACAGCAGGACAAAATACAGTTACTCAAACCAATGCAGCATTTCCAACTTCTTTTGGAAGGCAATTGGTAGTTGGTGATTATGTTGTAATTCGTGGAGTTTCTTATCGTGTAATTGATATTGATAGTGATACTTCAATGGTAATTTCTCCTTCTTATCGAGGAGCATCATCAGATTATGTAACAATTTCTAAAACAATAGATACAAGAATGCCACAAGCATCTTGGAACCTTGATAAGTGCGATGGTACAGGTCCTTCTGGATATAATCTTGATCTATCCAAGATGCAGATGTTCTACATTGACTATTCTTGGTATGGTGCAGGATTTATTCGTTGGGGATTCCGTGGACCAGATGGTAATGTTTTCTATGTTCATAAACTTGTTAACAACAATGTTAACAGTGAAGCTTATATGAGATCGGGTAACTTACCTGCAAGGTATGAATCAACAACAAAACCCCCATCCACTATTACAACACAACAAATAAATCCGGGAGATACTTTTATTGGAATTGCAAGCACTGGAGGATTTCCGCCAGCAGGCACAGTATCAATTGGAAATACAACTTTTGAATTTGTTAATTATACTGGTGTTGGTACAACTTGTTTGACTGGAGTAATCAGAGAAAAAGCAGGAGAACCTGCAGGAATTGCTGCGAGTACAACTACATCTGATAATCTTGTTGCTGTCGCTGCAACAACTAATCTTCAAGTTGGGCAAAGAGCATTTAGTCATGCACTTCCAGAGAATGCTTTTATCACTTCGATTGGAGTAGGAAACGTAAGACTTTCTCAAGGTGCTTTAGCATCTATTTCTGGAATTGGAATGACGTTTACTCCAATGGGTCTTTCTGGTGCTCCCCAAACATTCTCATATTCTGCAACTGGACCAACAATTGTTGAACTTGCTTACCCAACCTTTGCCCCTGCAATTTCTCACTGGGGAACATCCGCAATTATGGATGGAAGATTTGATGATGATAAATCATTGGTCTTTACTTATGGACAAACTGTTGGTTTACCTGTTACTGGTGGTGCTACTAGAGCATTATTCTCAATTCGCGTTGCTCCTTCTGTTGATAATGGAATTGCTGCAAACTTTGGGCAAAGAGATTTGGTTAATAGAATGCAATTAGTTCTCCGTACTCTTGATATTACAGTTAATGGTGGTTCTAGTGCGAACGCAAACCTTCTTGTTAAAGCGATTCTAAATGGTGTTCCTTCATCAGCAACTCCTTGGACAAATGCTGTAGGAAACGTCGCAAATATAGCTAACTCTAGTCTTGCTCAAATCGCAGACTATGGTGCAAACCCTGGAGCAGGAACTTCAGTTTCAGTTTTTGGTGGAGAAACTACTGCTGGATTCTTCGTTGGAGCGGGTTCGAATAGTGTTGAACTTGATAAAGTTAGAGATCTTGGTAACTGTGTTATTGGCGGAGGCACAACATTTGCAAATAGTGGTATCTATCCAGATGGTCCAGATACTCTTACAATCATAGTAACAAACGTTGGTGCTGGTATTGCTACATGTCTTGGTCGTATTGCTTGGACTGAAGCGCAGGCATAATTTTAATCAAAATAAATTTTGAGGAGGAAAATTGACTTTTTCCTCCTTTTTTTGTATACTTATATGATGCTCTAAATATGTAAATACAATTTTAAAACATATGAAATTCACTGTTTATTCGAAAAGTGGCTGCCCCTATTGCAGTAAAATTGAACAGGTGCTACAATTAACAAACCTTGAACATGTTATCTACAAATTGGGAGAACACTTTAATAGGGATCAGTTTTATGCTGAGTTTGGTGAGGGTTCAACATTTCCACAAGTTCTCTTAAATGATCAAGAACATCTTGGTGGTTGTACAGAAACTGTTAAGTATCTAAAGGAGCAAAAATTGGTTTAATGGAAACAACATTTAACGAAGTTTATTTTGATGTAGAAAGAGCAATAGATCTTGCTTTTGATGGTCATTTTGTTCTTAAATTTTATGATTATTTGAAAATCAGAGGCACTAAAAGATTAGAAGTAGAACAATTTATTGAAAGCGCAACAGCTTCAAATATCAATAATCTCGTAATGGACCTTGATGCTTATCTAGAAGGTGGTTCTGATAACGATCATAAGCAACTTCGTGAAGCATATGGACATATTCCAAAACCACAGGCAAGAAAAATAAGGAATTACCTTTACGGTATTCTTGAAGATGCATGGAAGTATAATCATGACAAGAGACCAGGAAGGAGAAAGAAGGGATCTAAATAATAGAGATCCTCATATTAATCGAGGATTTGAGTTATTATTAAAAAATAGGAGGAGAAAACCAGACAAACCAAAGTTCTTTCAAATTAGGTTTGGTAAGATTTTTTCTCTCTTCTATCGAGAGATTGATTTATATTTTGAAATTTCTTTGGACTTAAGGAAAAATAACTCTCGGGAGAAGTAAAATGTTAGCAGTAACATTGACCATCACAACATTAGTTTCAATAATGTTTTTAATTGTTGGATGTATGTTAGGGTGGATAGCAAAGCAACATTTCTATGAAAGAAATTATTTCCCTTCTATGCACCCAGAAATGTTTGATCAACATGGTAATGTATTACCAGACGAAATATTAGCAGTACGATTTGAAAATGACTATGACGACGACAACGAAGAAGACGACGACGAATAGAACTACTAAAACCTCTTCGTCAAAACCAAAAGTAATTGAAGAACCAATTTTAGATCTTCCATCAAACCCATTTGTATTTGAAATTCTTGAACTTGTTTCAAAACAAAAATCTGATGCAAAAAAGGTTGAAGTTCTAAAAAAATATGAACATGATTCTTTGAAAGTAATTTTTGTTTGGAATTTTGATCCTTCAGTAATTTCATTACTTCCTACTGGAGAAGTTCCTTATGGAGATCTGAAAGATCAAAATGTTTACTCTGGAAATTTATCTGATAATCTTTCCAAAGAAGCAATGGGTGGAGAGTCTGCTACTGGACAAGATTTGGATGGTAGAGGTAAAACATCTTTGAGAAGAGAGTATCAAAATCTTTATCATTATGTAAAAGGTGGTAATGATACTTTGTCTACTATTCGTAGAGAAATGATGTTTATTAATCTTCTTCAAGGACTTCATCCTAAGGAAGCTGAAATTGTTTGTCTGATAAAGGATAAAAAACTTTCGGATAAATATAAAATCACCATTGAAAATGTAAAAGAATCCTATCCCGATATCTCTTGGGGAGGGAGATCTTGAATACTACTGTGGAGAAGACCATGAATCAATGGACAGCAGATGAAAAGAAAGATATTCCTTCTCAATATGGATGCGAATTGATTCATGAGAAAGCAAATGAAGAGCAAATTAAAGACCAGTCTCTTCCAAATGATGCTTATCAGGTAATTTATGAAATTTCTGGAAAAGTTTATACGGATATTTGTAGGGGATCAAGAGTAAGAATTTTTGATCTTTATTATGATAAATTTGGACCTGGAGTAATTAAAAATATTATTTGGGGATATGGTAAAACTAGCCCAAAACTCTGGGGATATAAAAAACCTGAAAGGAAAAAAAGATGAGTGAAGGATTTAGCGAAGAAAAGATTGAAGTCGAAATCAATAAAGACGAAGTAAAGAAGATTTTAAAAGACTATAAAAAAATTAAAAAATATATGAAGTCTCCTTTGTTCGCTGTAAAAATGATGGATGGATCCGAAAAGATCGTCACAAATTTATTAAAAGAACTTGGAGAAGATGGGAAAGCATTATCTACTTAACTTATATGGATGTTCATTCGTACTTTTAGACGATGAACATTATCTTATAGAACTTTTAGAAAACGCAGCAGTTGCTAGTGGTGCTACTGTAGTTCAAACAATTTCAAAAAAATTTGATCCTCAAGGAGTTACTGTAATTTGTTTACTTTCTGAGAGTCATATAAGCATTCATACTTGGCCTGAAGAAGGCAAAGCAGCAGTTGATGTTTATACTTGTGGTGATTGTAATCCCAAGATTGGATGTGATATTATTATCCACCAACTTTATGCAAATGATCATACTCTAAGTTATATTGAGAGAGGTTGACTGCCTCTCTTTTTTTGTGTAGAATGAAGAAGGAGAAACTAAAATTATGGAAAAAGAAAAACTCAAACTCATCGTTAAAAATTTAGAATCTTTGGTAGAATGTTTAAAGTCTGAAATTTATTCAGATACAGATTCTTATAAGTATGAGGAAATTGCTCCTTATGTTGAAGATTATGATGAAATTTTTGAAGATGACGATGGATATCCTGATTGAAAATTATGAAACCAATTAAAGCAAAAGATCTTTTAGAACTAGATAAAGAAATGAAAGTTGTGATGCTTAGGCAGACACAACTCCCACAGACACTCATTTACCAAGCAGGAAAAAATGATTACTCTGAGGAACCTATTCATACTAAGTTTCCACCAAGGGAAGCAGAATGTGGTAAATGGGTTATTGAGCAGTTACTTGCAAATGAACGTGGACACTGGGGTCCGTTGGAGCATCCTGCGATTACTATGGACTGCGTTGGATTTGTTCATAATGTAATTGTCCAAGCACGGACTCATCGCGTTGGTGTATCGTTCGATGTTCAGTCTCAACGTTATACGGGTCGCCGTGTTCTCAAAGTTGCAAAGGGAGAACTTAAACCTGAGCAAGTTTATTACGTTCGCCCAGAGGGTCTGTATTTGGACCGTAAGGGGCACAAATACGAATGGACAAGGGAAGACTATGAAAGGCAGTTAAAGTTCTGTCTAGCGGCATCTGAGCGGTATGCAGAGGGGTATGAGAAGCGTGGTATGGCTGAAGAACATCTGAGGGATTATCTTCCGCAGAATATCCGTCAGAATTTCGTGGTATCATTTTCTCTCCGTGCAGCACTTCACTTTCTTGATCTAAGAGCAAAACTCGATGCTCAAGTTGAAATTCAGGCCCTTTGTGAAGGTATGGTTCCAATTATTAAAGAATGGGTTCCTGAAGTTTTCCATTATTATGAAGAGAAAAGACTGCATAAAGCAAGACTTTCCCCTTAAATCAATGAAAACGTATTGTGTTAAAGACCATCTTACTGGTCATATATTTAAAGTTTTTCTTAGTGAAGAAAACTTTCAGGAATTTCTGAGAAGAAATCCAGATATAGATGAATGTATTGATTGCATTGAATGTGATGATGCACCATCTATTTGTATCGAATAAATACCTTTGTTAACATTTGTAATTTATGCCTACCTACCCTGTCGTAAATAAAAATACTGGCGAGACAAAAGAACTCGTCATGACTGTTGCTTCTTATGAAGAATGGAGAAAAGAAAATCCTGAATGGGATAAGGATTGGTCCAAAGGTTGCGCTGGTGTCGGAGAAGTTGGTGACTGGCAAAACAAACTCATTCAAAAAAATCCTGGGTGGAATGATGTCCTTAGAAAAGCATCACAAGCTCCAGGATCAGTAGTAAAACCTTATTAATTTTATATGGCTAGAAACAGAAGAAGAGGAAGTGACCAACCTATCGGCGTTGGTATGACCACTAAGCAAATGAAACGTAAGAAACCGATTAGTAATAATCTTCTTTTAAATGTAGATCCTTTAACTGATAATCAAAATAGATTATTCAGTGCATATAAAAAAGGTAAGCATTTAGTTGCTTATGGATGTGCAGGAACAGGTAAGACATTTATTACTCTTTATAATGCACTTCAAGATGTTCTTGACGAGAACTCTCCATACGAAAAAGTTTATATTGTTCGTTCTTTAGTTGCTACAAGAGAAATCGGATTTCTTCCTGGTGATCATGAAGACAAATCTTCTCTGTATCAAATCCCATATAAGAACATGGTAAAATACATGTTCTCAATGCCTTCAGATGCAGATTTTGAAATGCTTTATGGTAATCTAAAGGCACAAGAAACAATTAAATTTTGGAGTACATCGTTTCTTCGTGGTACAACTCTAGATAATGCAATTATTATTGTCGATGAATTTCAAAACTTGAATTTTCACGAGTTAGATAGTATAATTACAAGGGTTGGTGAGAACAGTCGCATTTGTTTTTGTGGTGATGCAACTCAGTCAGATCTTACAAAAACAAATGAAAGAAATGGTATCATTGATTTTATGTCTATTCTGAGAGCAATGCCTTCTTTTGATGTAATCGAATTTGGTATCGAAGATATTGTAAGATCTGGTCTGGTTAAAGAATACATTATTGCTAAAACTGAATTAAATCTCTGATGTTCAATCATATTAATCTTGATCTTCCTCAACTTGAAAGGGAGACAATTGATGGGGTCCGCTATTATAAAGTTCCTGATGAAGACCAACTTCTAAAGTTGGTCTCTATTACTTCTGTAACCAGTCATAAAAACCGCAAATTCTTTGAAGGATGGCGAAAAAAAGTTGGTGAAGAAGAGGCAGATCGAATTACTAAGGCTGCTACTAGTCGTGGTACAGATATGCACACTCTTTCAGAATTTTATTTAAAGAACTTGGATTGCCCCTCAGATGTGTTACCAATATCTGAGATGCTTTTTCAAAATGCAGTGCCCTATTTAGATCTTATAAATAATATCTATGCACTTGAAAGTTCACTATACAGCAAATTCTTAGGTATTGCTGGTACAGTAGACTGTATTGCTGAATATAATGGCGAACTTTCTATCATAGATTTTAAGACTTCAAAAAAACCAAAACCAAGGGCGTGGATCGAACATTATTTTGTTCAGTGTTGTGCTTATGCATGTATGTTGCATGAATTGACTGGTCTTTCTGTGAAAAAATTTGTAATTATTATGTCTTGCGAAAATGGAGAATGCATTGTTTATGAAGAATACGACAAAAGAAAATACATCAAGTTACTCGTCCAGTATATTAGAGAGTTTATTCAATCCAAACTGGAAGCGTATGGAACATGAAATAGAATTAGAAAAGGCTTTAGAAAGTAAGTTTTTCTGTCCATCAAAGTTCTCACAAGAGATTGAAATTCTTGTGAAAAATAATCATGAAATGAATTATATTGACGCAATTATTCATTTTTGCGAATCAAATAATTTAGATTTAGAATCAGTACCAAAACTGATTTCAAAACCACTTAAGGAAAAAATTAAATATGATGCAATGGAATTAAATTTTCTAAAAAGAACTTCCAGAGCAAAATTGGTTTTTTAATCCATTTTTGGGCGAAAAAATCTCCGGCAAAAATTTTTACCATTATGTTTTTTTGAATGATGCCCTTTGATTGTTATAAAACTTACCTTTCTTTAAAAAACCACTTTACTCGTGATAATTATGATTATCACAAATATTGTGGAAAAATCAAAGTAAGTTTGCAAGCCTTTTATAAAAGAAAGGATAGATTTTGGTTTGAAAAAATTTCTAGGCAAAAAAGTGATTTGGAAATCATAGACTTTTTTGTAGCAAATTTTGTTTCCTGTAACGATCCCCAATCTTTATGGATTGGGGAAATTATAAAGGAAGGAGAAGGAACTTATCGTCAATGGATGAAGAAAGTTCAATCTCTTTCTTACTTGTTTAAAGAAGAAATCGATAGTGTATTTGTAAATAAAAATTTTGACGATATGTTTAAAATTGAGAGTAATCGTCATCCACAAATTTTAAAGGAACATTTGCAAAATAATCTTTCTCTCGAATCTTTGTTAATTTTGGATAAAATTCTTGGATTTAGAGAAAAATTTGATAAGCAAATGAGTGATCCAATTTGGGCACTTACTTCAAATCGTATGAAAAAGTACTCTCCATTCCTAAATATTGATGTATTTCGTTTTAAGAAAATACTTAAGGAGTGTATTTTATGAAGTTTTTTGATTCCGAAGTCGTTCGGGCTGAAATGACTGAGATCACAGAACTTCAGGAAGAAGTTTACTCCAGTGTGTTTAAATTTCATTCAATGAAAAAAGAAGAAAAAATTAAACACGTTGAGTTACTTCAGAGACTTTTGGAGAAACAACAAGTTCTTTATACTCGACTGAGTTTATCGGATGATCCCGAAGCAAAGGATATGAAAGTTCGTATCATGGAGTCTGCTCGCATGATGGGACTGCCTCCAAATGTTGATATGTCTGTTATCTTTAACAATATGAATAAAATCATTGAGTCCATGAAAAAACAGATTGACAAATCCTGACCTCCCTGGTAGAATAAACGAGGTACACAAAGGCCAAATCCAACGTAATCCGAATTAATCTAATGTCTTTTTCAGATCTTAAAAAACAATCTTCTATTGGTTCTCTTACTCAACGTCTTGTAAAGGAAGTTGAAAAGATGAACAATACTACCAGTTCCACTGATGATCGTCTTTGGAAACCAGAAATGGATAAAACTGGTAATGGTTTTGCAATTATTCGATTCCTCCCTGCACCTGAAGGTGAGGAAATTCCTTGGGTAAAAATGTATTCTCATGGATTCCAAGGTCCTGGCGGATGGTACATTGAGAATTCTCTTACAACCATCGGACAAAAAGACCCTGTTGCAGAGTATAATCGTGAACTCTGGAATAGCGGAAGTGAGAAGGATAAAGAAACTGTCCGTAAACAAAAACGTAAACTGTCTTATTACAGCAACATTTATGTTGTTAAAGACCCCACTAATCCTGGAAATGAGGGTAAGGTCTTTCTGTTTAAATTTGGTAAGAAAATCTTCGACAAAATTATGGCTGCAATGCAACCTGAGTTTGAAGATGAAACTCCTATCAATCCTTTCGATTTCTGGCAGGGTGCTAACTTCAAACTGAAGATCCGTAAGGTTGATGGTTATTGGAACTATGATAAGTCAGAGTTCGAATCTCCTGCTCCTCTTCTTAGTGATGATGATGCTTTGGAAGCACTGTGGAAAAAGCAATATTCTTTGAATGCTCTCATTGCTCCCGATCAGTTCAAATCTTATGATGAACTTGATAATCGCCTGAAGAATGTGTTGGGTCAAAAATCTAACATTCGTTCTTCTGTTGCAGAACAGGAAGAAGAATATGATTCTTATGTTCAGACTCCTTCAAAAGAGACAAAAGTTCTAGAGGAACTTGAGCAATCCTATGCTCGTAGTAAGTCCGTTCCTGCTACTCCTGTAGCAAGTCAGGATGAAGATGAGGATGATGCTCTGAGTTACTTCCAGAAACTTGCAGAAAGTTAACTATAAAGTCTAATATTTTCACCACGTTTCAGGGTTTCACTCTTATATTGAGTGGAACCCTCTTTATATGGCATGATCGAATCCATATCATTAAAGATAACAGTCAGATAATTCTTTTTCAAAGCAAATATATTTCTTTTCTTATCCTCTTGTGCATTTTCCCATTCAAAAAAAGTAACTTCTTTGACTATATTAGTTCTAGTTTCTTCTGCACCAACACCAGCATCATAATAAGTAATTTGATAATCTTTTGGAACTCTATAACCTGCAGGTAAAATAAGTTGTCCATCATAAGATCTTACTTCTATAGTCTCATAATACTTTACTTGATAGGAATTTTCGATAGATCCATATTTTTTATCAATGTATTTAAAAAAGGCATCCTGAGATAAAGGCCATTCTGTATATACATTATGAATGTTATTAGATAGTAATACTACCCAATCAAGAGTGGAATCTTCATAAAGTTTATATGCTACAGTATCTGGTCTATCATCTCCAATAATTTTGTACTTTGTAAAGTAAGAAAGATTATTTCCAATATCATCACGAATTTTTGCTCTCTTAAAAAGATTTTTTACTGCAACATAATCTGATATATTTGTTCTACCAGTATTTCTGCTGATATACTCAAAATCGGGAACTTGTCTAAAATAGGGATTGGCCATGGTTAGAATCCTACGTTACTATCGTCATTACCATAATCATCATCGTAAAGGGGTTCTAATTCTTGGAAAGTCATAGAAATTTCATATGAAGTCATACTTGGAGTTTCTTGGAAAGTCATGTATGTTTGATCTGGAACATAATTAACAGAACAACTCAATAATGCACATTCTTTTATCTTTCCTATGTAGGGATGATCTTTTTCTTTATTAAGATATTGAATAGAAAAAGTATTTGGAGCCTTAAGAAAAAGTGCAGATGCTGCTCTTTTTACGGACATTCCTTGTTTAAAGAATCTGATGATTTTTCTAACGTTCTCTGCTTCTGGTTTATTTCTTGGAGATAGTCTGAAAACAAATGCAAATTGTCTTAACTGAGGTCCGTTAAACAACAATTCCATATTAGGGTTTAAAATTGCACCAGAAGTTCTAGCAAGTAAATTTTGTGCTCCTACTGCTTCTCCCGCAGCACTTACTGCGATTGCTTTTTGAATATCTGATTTATTACCTCCAACCAATTTAATTAAATCTTGTGCTGATTTTTGAGCACCTTCACCACCACCCACAATAGTTTCTGCTGACGCTGCTGCTCCCATTGCTTGCATTGGATTGACTGTTTGTCCTCCCCAATCAACAGTATTTGTATCAACAACCTGAGATTGAATTGGAAGAATTACTGATCCTAATCCATTTCTGTTACTACTTCTTGAAGAAAATCCTCCACCTGTTGCAATATTTTGAGCAGATAATGGTGTTGGTTCATATTTAAGCATTGTAAATTTCAAACAATCTTGAAATTTTTGATTAAGATCAATTGGATATGTAATATTTGATCCATAAGAAGTTCTTGTTCCTTTAGAATCTTCTAACTTTAGATTGGGAATATCTTTTAATCCTGCTGCTTCTGTTGCTTGTTGTTTGGTAGCATTATCTAAGGCACTTTTATATTCGGCAGATTGCTTAGTTGCTGTTGATGCTGCATTTGTTTTCGCCATTAAGTTTACTGCAGCATCTTTACTACCATTCTTTAATGTTTGTATTCCTGCATCTCCAAAACTTTGTTTTATTTGAGTGTATCCGGAAAGAGGAGTTACCTTTCCAGTTGAATCAATGGACATTACCGCTGTTCTACTACCTCCAATATCATAACTTTGTCCAGTTACTTGATTTCTTAATCCAGTAGATATTTTTGGTGCAATTGCATAAACAATTCTGTCTCCCGTCTGTGGATTTACTGAATATGCGTAGTCTAAATTTGGATTAGCTCCGGGTAAAGCAGAACTTTTTGTTACCGATCTAAATTCAGCAGAATAATATCCATTATTTCCATCTTTAACCCAACCAGTAGGAGCAGTAATTGGTGTCGCCATTAGAAGTTTTTATTAAGATTGGGAAGTTTTCTAATTATTTAGACGTTAATCTTTGGTTTGAAGAAACTTTGAAGTGCTTCCAATTCTGCAACCTCAGATTGTTTAACAATATAAAGAGGACTTTTAATTTCTTTCCAACTATAATTTTTCTGTTTTTTCCAATGATAATTAATTCCTTTAATTCCCCAATCTTCAACAGCAAAAACTGCTACAATTGGATAAGGATCATAAACTATATTTCGAGTTTTTGGACGATATGAAAAGGTATAATTTCGACCAGCGATTGGGAATCTATCGGTTTCATTTAAAATATTAAAAACTTCCCTCATCATTTCTGAAACATTTTGAAAATCACCGATGTGTTCTTTTAGAAAAGCAAGTCTGTTCATTTAATTCCTAGTTCGTCTTCTGTGATAACTTTAAATTCCAAAAGTCTATCTTTACAAAATTCTGTTGCTGCTTCCCACTTTGCTTGGTTTACAACATATGTTTTAACTTCATGAATATATGATTTTGTAACTCTAGATGGTTGTTTTGGAGGAACAGTTTGTTTTTTAGGTTTCACTTCAACAACGTAACTTTTTATTTCTCCATTTGACTCTTTAACTTTAATGTAAAAGTCGGGAAAATATCTATGAACCCTTTTATCGATTGGTGATCGATATGGAATCCAAAATTCTTCACTTCCCCATTCTAAAATATTTTCATTCAAATCACACCAACGACAAAATTTTCTTTCCCAAGTACTTCTGCAAATAATATTATTTGGATTTCCTTTATACTTATTTGGAAATACTGGTCGGTACTTGCTTTTGATACTTTCTGCCATTATCTGTGCTACATAATATATCAAAGTAAAACTATTTATAGATGGCTAGCAACGGTTCTACACCAGCAAGAGCAAGAACAATAACTGAACTCAAGGCTTCAATGATTATGAGGCCTGCGTTAACAAATAACTTTGAAGTATATGTAGCGTCACCACCTAATATGGGGAAGGCGCTTTCTTTAAATGGTGTAAATTTAGATACAAATAGACTTATATTATCTTGTTCAGAGGCAAGTCTTCCTGGATCAAGTATTGCTACTCATGAAATTACCAATGATCACACCGGAGTAACTGAAAGGCACGGATATAGAAGATTATATGACGATAAAGCAGATTTTACTTTTTATGTTGATAGTGCTTACTACCAGATTAAATTTTTTGAAACATGGTTAAGGTATATTGTAAATGAAAATGTTTCAAGTGATCTTGAAAATAACATAACAAATAATTACTATTCTTATAGAGTTAATTGGCCAGATGATTATCAAACAAGTGATTTATACATTACAAAATTTGAAAAAGATCTTGGAGCAGTTGGTCAACTTCCTGCAGCAAGTCCTTTAACTTATCGATTTATTCAGGCTTTTCCTACCAATATTACATCAATGCCTGTATCTTACGAAACAGCTTCTTTATTAAAGGTTACTGTTTCTTTTTCATATTCTAGATATTTTATTCAAAATTCTAAAAGTATTTCTCAAACAACTCCACAACCAAACGCTACAGGAAATCCAGAATTAAATACAAGTAATCAGACAAATAATCCTGGCGGAACAGTTGGATATAACGGACTTACAAAAAGTACTGTGGTTACAAACGAGTATTATAATAATTTTGGACAGAGATCTCAAGATGCAACTAATACCGCAAACTTCCTTGGTGTTGCATAAAAAAAGGAGGTTTCCCTCCTCAAGATTCTTCTTTTTTCTTCTTGACGCTTGAATAAGTTCCGTAAGCACCTGCGATTGTAATTAGGTTTGCAAGCATAAACCAAGTACCATCAGCAAAGACATTAATTCGATGGCGGAGTTCTGCTCGCTCACTTCCATTGCGAAATGCTGCATCAAGAGCACCCATATCTGCGACTAGACCACAGAAAAACAAAGTTGAAAGACCTAGACCGTAAAGGACGACAAGAGAAGAAAATGCTCGCTTCATTGGAATTTTTATTTACCTGTTTATTATAGCAGGTAAATTCCTGAAAATGGAGGGTGAGTGGACAGTTTTCTTTCTGGACACCCCCTAAATAATGTTATCTGAATTTTATAGGAGATTATGCCTTTACCAAAAATTTCTACGCCGACATATGAGTTGGAATTACCATCTACGGGAGAAACAATTCAATATAGACCATTTTTAGTTCGTGAAGAAAAACTTTTAGTCTTAGCATTAGAAAGCGAAGACATGAAGCAAATTACAACCGCAATTAAAACAGTAATTAAAAGTTGTATTCAAACAAAAGGTATCAAAGTAGAAGCACTTCCTACATTTGATATTGAATATCTCTTCTTAAACATTCGAGGAAAGTCTGTTGGAGAAGAAGTAGAAGTCAATATTATTTGCCCAGATGATGAAGAAACTTATGTTTTAGTCAAAATTAATATTGATGATATTAAAGTCCAAAAAAATGAAGATCATAAAAAGAGTATTAAGGTAGACAACTCAATTTCGATGGATATGAAATATCCATCATTAGATCAATTCATTAAAAATAATTTTGATCTGTCGAAGAATTCTAATATTGAACAGTCTTTTGATCTTATTGCAGATTGTGTAGATAAAATTTACACAGAAGATGAAGTGTGGGCTTCTGGAGATGTAACAAAAAAAGAAATTTCAGATTTCTTAGATCAAATGAATTCTTCTCAGTTCAAAGAAATTGAAAAATTCTTTGAAACAATGCCTAAACTCTCACATACTGTTAAGGTTTCAAATCCAGTCACAAATGTTGAAAGTGAAGTAGTTCTGGAGGGTCTGTCTAGTTTTTTCGGATAGGATTGGTCCATATGGACCTAGAGAACTATTATACTCTCAATTTTTCTCTAATGCAGTATCATAAATACTCTTTATGGGAGATTGAAAATATGATACCTTGGGAGAGGGATATCTATGTTGCTATGCTTAAAAATCACCTAGAAGAAGAAAAGTCTAAACAGCAACTAGAATAAAATGGTAGTTGGTAATCCAAGTCAAAATTCGCGTTCAGGAAACGTCTCAGAAAAGATTGACGAAAGAATTCTGAGACTTCTTGGATTAGAAGATGTTTTTGACTTGGATTATGATACCTATTTTACTCTTTTAAAAGAAGCGACTATAAAATATAGTTCGATTGGAAAAGAAAAAATACCTCACGAAGAAGTTGAGTTATTAAGACAAGAATTATTAAGAATTAAGAGAAACACTGGAAAAGGAAGATTTAAAGTCAATACCAAAAAAATTAATGCAAATAAGGTAAAGGCAACCAGTCCTTTAAGAATTACAAAGGAAAGATATTTTATTGCAACACCTGTTTCTGTAGTATCTCCACAAAAATTATTACCATCAGCAAAATCTAAGGATAAAATTGATAAAATTGGACCTCAACTTGGAGATGAATTAGAAAATAATATATCAGCAATTAGAAAATCTGTAGAGTCTATTGCAAATATACTTAAAGATCAATTTAAATTAACAAGTAAAGAGCAAGATTTAGAAAGAAAAAACTCAGAGTATAATAAAAGAAGAGAAAAAGAATCTCAATTAGAGAAAAAACCTTTTGAAAAAATACAAAAAATTATTACTGGGATTTTAGCACCGGTTAAATCAATCTGGGATAAAATTATCCATTTCTTTGTGATGACCTTCTTAGGAAGAGTCATGTATAAATTGGTTGGATGGTTTGGGGATCCTAAAAATCAAGGAAAAATCCAAAGTATTATTCGATTTGTTAAAGATTGGTGGCCAGCTCTTCTTGGATCATACTTATTATTTGGAACATCTTTTGGCGCATTTGTTCGTTCAATTACCGGAATTGTAGCTAGAGGATTAATTCGACTTACTAGATTTGCAATTCCATCATTATTGAGATTTATAGCTAGAAATAAAGTAGCAGCAGCAGGAATAGGATTATTTGCTGCTGGAGCATTGATTCCAGCAATGGCTCCTGGTACAGTAGATGAGCAAGAAAGAGAAACGAAAGGAGCACCTGGAAGTACAGAAGATAAACTTAAGCAACTTGAACAGCAGAAAGCAAATTTAAATCTTTTTGAAAAACTTCAAGGAAAAGGTGCTGAGATTGATGAGCAAATTTCGTATTTAAAATCTGGAAAAACTTCTGCATATGCTTCAGGTGGATTTGTAAGTGGAGAAAGAGGAGTTGATAAAATTCCTGCAATGCTTAGTGATGGCGAGTTCGTCATGTCTCGCGGAGCAGTCAATAAATATGGAGTTTCATATTTAGAAAGATTAAATTCTGCAGGTGGTGGAACAAATAGACCAAAAATTCTTTCTGGAATTCCTCATGCAGCTGGTGGTGGTTTTATTGGTGATGTAGAAAAAAGATATGTAGATCCTTTATTAAACAATAGAGATAATCTTGTAAGATCATTAGAAAACTATGCTAGAGGACAATCTTTATCTGGAAATAAAAGTTTAATAGGGTCCATTAATAATTTAATATCGACCATGAAAAATGGAAAATCTCCAAGCTTTTCTGGACCAAATATTTCTGGAATGATGGGCGGTATCAATCAAGCAGCGTTATCAGCCAGAAAAGGAGGAATGGGTGGACTATTAAAATATGGACAAGATCAATTGCAAAATCTTGGAAGAGGTTCAGGTCCTGCTTCTTTCAATATTGTAAATCGTGGATTAAAATCTTTAAGAAATGCTGCTGGTGGTATAAAAGACAGACTTCAAAAAACTCAAGATAGCAGGTGGGGAATTGAAAAATGGGCAGAAAAATTTGAAAAAAATGATTATAAGAAAGAATATGCTGCAGTAACAAAAAGATTGGGAGAAAGTGATAAAGATATTGCTTCAATATATGATCCAAAAAGAGACACCGGCATCGGTGGGAATATTAAAAAATTATATCAAGATATAAGAAATAAAGGGGCAATTCCTGATTTCTTAAAGGGTTTAAAAAGTGAAGGTGTTGAAAATCTTGCGGAAAAACTATCTGGAGGAAGAATTAAAAACCTAGGAGCAAAAATTACAGGTTTGCAATATGCAGCAAAGGGATTATTAGGACCTCTTGGTGCTGGATTTAGAATTAATAATGACGCATTAAAAAGGTATACACAACCAGCTGTAGAATATTATAGAAAACATGGACAGTCTGGAGTTGGTGCGGCTGGTTTGGGTCAGGAGACTTATAATAAGTTTATGAATGATAAACTCGCAAATCTTGCACTTGGTCAATTTAGTTTTAAAGTTGGAAAAGATGGGAAAGCAAGAACTAATGATGTTTATGATTCAAATAAAACTGCAACTCAATACTTCAAAGAAAGTAGAAAAGGATTAAGAAATGGAAATGTTGGAGAAGCTGCTTTTAAAGGATTATCTGGAGTTCTTAGAATTCTTCAGGCTAAAGGATGGGCAAATTTACGTCCTGGTGGAAGCGGTATAGTTGTTGCTGATAACTTGAATAAACCCAAAACAACAAATGCAAAACTTGGTAATTCAAAACCAAAATCATCTGCACCACCTCCACCACCAAAACAAAAAGTAGTTGTTCTCAATACATCTAAAAATAGTAAAAAATCCGGTGATAGTGCATCTACAACAAAAGCGCATTCCAAAGTTCCTGCAATGTCTGCACAACATTCTAAAGGAACTAGACATGCAAAAGCAACACATGGAATCAAATAAGTAAATGGCTAACTTAGATCCCAAAAAAATGCTTCCGTCGTCAAAAAGTTTTTTGGCGAAAACAAAAACGAGTTTTATTGTACCAAAATCTAAATTGGTTGACTCTAAAAGAGTTTCTATTTCTTCGAGTGAAAATCAAAATATAAGAAAACAAGACTTTTCTGATAGATTTCAGGAAGATATCTATGAAATAAAAGTTAGCGTTATTAGTATTGAAAAATTATTAAAGAGTAGTTTTTCTTCTCAAAGAAAATTTTTAGAAGCAAAAAGAAGAAAAAGAGAAGGTGATAAATTTGATAAAAAAGAAAGTAAATTAGAAGAAAAACCTTCAGGAAAAGATCCAAAATTATCTAAGGTGCGTCTGCCTAGAATTGGTATTCTTGATACTATTAAAAAATTTATTTTAAATACAGTTCTTGGGTTTTTTGCAGTAAGATTACTTCAGTTTACTCCGCAATTAGCTTCATTTTTAGCATTAACTGCTAAAGTTGGAGATTTTATTATAGATGTTGGTGGAAAATTATTAGATGGATTAGTAACATTTGTAGATTGGGGATATAAAGCTTATGATGCAACTCGTGGATTTATTAAGGGTATAGGTGGTGAAGGATTAGCAAAACAATTTGATTCATTCTCTAGTAACTTGAATAAGTTTATGAATCTTGCGATAATCGCAGGACTTATTGCAGCAAGTTCTAATGGAGGAGGTGGTGATAGAAGAGGTCGTAATAGAAGAGGTCGTAGTGGTGGACCTAGAGAAAGAACTCCATCTCTAAGAGAACGTTTTAGACTT